CTTGTCCATCATGTAATACTAGGAACACTTTTACTATCACAAATAATATGGGTTCTATCGTATGGAATTGTTACAAGGCGAGTTGCACTGCGTCAGGTGGTACACGTACTACCCTCAGTGCAGAAGACATTCGCAAGTCTTTGGGTAGTGTTGCAGAAGAGACACACACTGCAACTTTCTCAAAGCCTGATTGGTTTGTGCGTGATGCCAAGAAGCTCAAGCCTTTCTGTGATGAGTGGGCTATAGACCCACAAGATTTAGGGTTGTTGTATGACGTTAAGGAACATCGTGTGGTGTTCCCTGTTGTACACAACAATGTTATGGTCGATGCCACAGGCAGATCACTGGGTAAACGTATACCTAAGTGGAAGAGATATGGAAAAAGCCACTTGCCATATGCTCATGGGTGTGGTAAAACGGCTGTAGTTGTTGAGGACTGCGTGAGTGCTGCTATTGTAGGTGATGGTGGTGTATATGTCGGGGTCGCAGTGTTGGGTACATCATTGTCCAGTGGACACAAGAGGTACTTGTCGCAGTTCTCAACAGCAATAATTGCATTAGACCCCGATGCTTTACCCAAGACATTGCAATTTGCAAGAGACTTACGACAACACGTTAAGACAGTAAAGATACTGTACTTGACTGACGATTTGAAATACAGAAACCCTACCGACTTTGATAACCTTACAACACTAGGAGACTGACACATGGAATTATCATTAATACGTAGCCTCATGGACAAAGAGTTCTATGATGAGCATCGTGGCGCACGTTGTCCCGACAGGCTATTCAGCAAAGATGTACGTAAGATCAAGCAGTCTATCGACACTGCTATGGATCGTTATGAACGTACCATAACACCTGCTGAGATTGAGGCGTTGTTCATGGCTAACAACCCAACCCTCACCACAGCACAGAAGCAAGCATACAGTCATCTGTTTCAACAGGTACAGAAGGAACGGCCTATGGGTAGTGACGTAGCACAAGAGGTGCTATCCAAGTTGTTCCAACAGGTCATTGGCGAGGACATTGCTAACCTTGGCTTTGACTATGTGAACGGTAGCAAGTCTAGCCTTGAGCCACTACGTGATATGCTTGAGCAGTATGGTGATGACTTCACACCTAACCTGCGTATTGATTGGGAAGATATCAACCTTGATACCATCCTTGCTATGACTGACCTTGAGTCACAGTGGACGTTCAACATCCCTACCCTTACACGTAAGGTAGAGGGTATCAATGCAGGACACTTGATTGAGGTAGGTGCTAGACCTAACACTGGCAAGACATCCTTCCATGCCTCACTGGTAGCAGGGCCGAATGGCTTTGCTTGGCAGGGTGCACGTGTCATTGTGTTGTGTAACGAAGAAGGATACCACCGTGTTGCCCACCGTTACATTACTGCTGCTACTGGCATGGACAAGTTTGAGATTGTGAAACACAAGCAGCAAGCACTGTCTATCTTTAACCGTATCCGTGACAAGATCATGTTCAAGGATGCGACTAGTCGTGACATGAACTGGGTTGAGTCTGTATGCAAGTCATACAAGCCTGACATTGTGATCCTTGATATGGGTGACAAGTTTGCACGTACTAGTGGCTTCTCACGTCCTGACGAGGCACTCAAGGCCAATGCCGTACATGCTAGGCAGATTGCAAAGCAACAAGAGTGTGCGGTGTTCTACATGTCTCAGCTATCAGCAGAGGCAGAGGGCAAGGTTGTACTCAACCAAGCCATGATGGAAGGATCACGAACAGGTAAGGCAGCAGAAGCTGACCTGATGCTAATGATCTCTAAGAACCCTACAGTAGAGGGACAAGAGGAAGAAGACAATCAACGCCACATCAATGTGGTCAAGAACAAACTGTCTGGGTGGCATGGCATTGTACACACAGACCTAGAGTACAAGATTGCGAGGTACGTAGCATGACACCAGATGAAATGGATCAAGTCATAGCTGATTTAGAAGAGGATTTTCCTGCACTGCAAGAGATTCTAGGATTGCGAGGTAGTAGCATGACCCCAAGAGAGTCATCACAGATAGAAGCTGAAAGAACTTTTGAAGAGTTCATAAAGTGGACAAAGAGATCGTGCATGTTTATTGCAATAGTATTATTACTGGTTGTCTTTGGTTGTAACAATGGAGTAGAGGTTGGTACAAAAAAGACAGGCAGTAAGTACAATGGTGCAGTCTATGAACCAAGTAATGTAGGAGAATAAATATGATTAAAGCAACATACATAGACCACATGGGCAGTGATCTGTCTGTCGTTAATGCAGCTAGAGTTAGCTTTGGTAAGAAGAGTGATTGGAAACACCCTTCTATCGGTCAGGAGTTTGGCCTGTCTGATCGTGACACCAAGCTAGTATACTACTTAGCAAAGCACAAACATACATCACCTTTTGGTCACTGCTTTGCTACTTTCCATGTCAAAGCTCCTATCTTTGTAGCACGGCAGCTAGTTAAGCATAAGTTCCTGCGTTGGAATGAGATTAGCCGTAGGTATATAGATAACGATCCTAAATTTTACGAGCCTAAAATATGGCGTGAACGAAGTGACGATAAAAAACAAGGGTCGAGTGATATAGAGGTCACTGAATTAGAGGATTCTGGTTGGGGTGAATATCACGAGTTTGATATAAACCACTACGATATGAAAAAAACTATAGAAGGTTGGCATCACAAATGTTATGACCTATATGATTTACTTATCCGTAATGAGGTCTGCCCAGAACAAGCACGTATGATACTACCACAGTCTACTATGACTGAGTGGTACTGGTCTGGATCATTGGATGCATTTTCTGATATGTGCCTGTTACGTTGTGCCAGTGATACACAGGTAGAGACACAAGAGGTGGCTAATCAAATCAGTCACAAGATGCATGAGCTATTTCCTGTGTCGTGGATGGCACTAGCTAAAGGGAGAGAGTAATGCCTTATGTAATAGAGATTGAAATAGAAAAAGGTGAGTACACCTTAGTAAGAAAAGAAAATCCGTGGACATACTCTACAGATGTGTGGGTGTTTGACTCACGTGATGAGGCTGAGAAAGAAGCAGCTAGGTGGAACACAGGCAGGGTACTGTATTATATAAGGCCCATGTCTGATCAGGAAAGACAACGAGCAAAGGAGAAAAGCTAATGTCAATTAAAGAATGGAAAGAAATGGTAGCAGAAAAACTGGAAGAGTTTGAGATACCAAGTGCAGTTGACGTTACTCGTATAACAGATGCTATAAAGAAACACAAACTATCTATTGATGATGTTGTAACTGCGATACAAAACTTTGCAGAAGACAGAGACTTTCATAATTCTCTTGACAACATGTATGGAAAAGAGGTAGAGATACTAGACGAACTAGACTAGGAGACAACATGATACTGACCCTCGACGTAGAAAACACAACAACCAAACGTGACGGCAAGCTGCACCTTGATCCGTTTGAACCAACCAACACATTAGTTATGGTGGGTATGCTGGATGATCACATGAACGAAACTATTGTAACATTCGATCACGCAGAGCAACAACCTACCACAGATGGGCGGCGTATAGTCCAAGACGCATTGGATGCTGCCCATCTACTTATAGCACACAACGCACCGCATGACTTGGTGTGGTTGTGGGAGTCAGGCTTTACCTATGACGGTGACATCTTCGACACCATGCTTGGGGAGTACGTACTGCAACGTGGACAGAAAGATGTACTGTCACTTGAGGCTTGTGCTGAACGGTATGACCTTGACACAAAGAAGCAGGACTCTCTCAAGGCATGGCTCAAGGATGGCAAGTCTGTACGTGACATGGATCACGCAGAGTTGTCAGAGTATCTGTCTGCTGACTTACACGCAACACAACAGTTGTACCGTAAGTTAGACAAGCAGTATGCTGACAATCCTACACTCGTGCCTACCATCAAGCTGACCAATCAACTTTCCTTGCACCTTGCACGTATATACCAACGTGGGTTTCAGGTGGACATGGATGCACTGATGGAAGTACGTGATGAGTTTGAGCAAGAACGTAACATGCTTAAAATTGCACTTGAGGAACAGGTTGCTGACATCATGGGCGACAGACCGATCAACCTTAACAGTCCAGAGCAATTGTCTTGGGTTATCTACAGCCGCAAGCCCCATGACAAGAAGGTGTGGGCAGACTTGTTTGATGAACGTATGCCTGACTCTGACTATCGTGGCACAGTCAATGCACACAGTCAACGTCTGTACAAGCAGAAGGCACACCAGTGTCCTGACTGCTACGGCACTGGTCAGATCAGAAAGACCAAGAAGGATGGTACACCATTCGCCAAGACAAACAGGTGCAATACTTGTGATGCTACTGGCTTTCTATACAGTGACTCTACTACCATTGCAGGTCTGAAATTTATTGCACCTACATCCAAGTGGGTTAGTAATCACGGGTTCAGCACCAGTAAGGACAACCTCATATTCCTTGAGGGCATTGCCCGTTCCAAGAACATGAAGGAAGCTGAGTCGTTCCTACATAATGTACGTAGACTGTCTGCTGTTGACACGTATCTTAGCAGCTTCGTAGAGGGCATTGCCACACACGTAAAGAGTGATGGCAAGCTGCACGTACGTTTGTTGCAGCATCGTACTGGCACAGGCCGTTTGTCTGGTGCAGACCCCAACATGCAGAACATGCCACGTGGTGGTACATTCCCTGTCAAGAAAGTATTCATATCACGATGGCATGGCGGTGAGATTATGGAAGCTGACTTTGCACAGTTAGAGTTCCGTGTTGCTGCATTCCTGTCGCAAGATATGACTGCCATTGACGAGGTGACTACTGGCTTTGACGTACATAGCTACACTGCACAAGTTATCAGTGATGCAGGTCAGCCTATGTCACGGCAAGAGGCCAAGGCACACACCTTTGCACCTCTGTATGGTGCTAGTGGTTTCGGTAGGTCTAAAGCAGAGGCGGCATACTATCAACAGTTTACGACAAAGTATTCTGGTATTGCCAAGTGGCACGAGGCACTAGCCAAAGAAGCATTGAACACAGGCAAGATCACTACACCATCTGGACGTGAGTTTGCATTCCCTGACGTTACACGTAGACGTTTTGGTGGTGTGACATATTTCACACAGATAAAAAATTATCCTGTGCAATCGTTCGCAACTGCTGACATAGTACCTATATCTTTGATATACATTGATAAGTTACTAACAGCAAACAAACTACGCAGTTGTGTAGTAAACACAGTGCATGATTCAATCGTTATTGATGTGCACCCACAAGAAAAGGAGACAGTACTAAAAGTAATACGTACAGCCAATGACAGGCTTATTGACATCGTGAATCGCAAGTGGGACATTGACTTCAACATTCCTCTATTATTAGAGGCAAAGATTGGTCCGAATTGGCTTGACACAAAAGATGTCGCATGATATAACTACCATCCGTAAAACAAAAGGAGACTTACATATGACTCAAGTAACAACAATCGACACTAATAACTACAACGTAATGGCACAAGCAATGGGCATGAGTGCAGATGCATCACCGCAAGCTGCCAAGGCAAGTACACTTGCACGTTTGCGTATCAATCACTCGCCTATCATGGGTGAGCAAGACATGGGTGGCAAGAAGGTAAAGCTAGAGGTTGTGTCAGGTGGCACATACAAACTGGAAGTACCTGACGGTGACACATACTACGCAGAGAGTGTACGTATACGTCCATTCCTGCAACGGTTCATGCACAAGAAGTTCGTTAAGGGTACAGACCACACCCCTAATCGTTACATCAAAACTGTTATGGTCAATGACCTCAATGGTGATATGAAGGACAACGATGGTGGGTTCAACTGTGGTAAACCTGCAGGGTTCATCAAAGATTGGGCAGCATTGCCTGATAGCATGAAGGACTTGATCCGTTCTATCAAACGTGTTCGTGCATTGTTTGGTACAGTAGAACTGATCAATGCTACAGATGCAGAGGGTAACTCTGTTGACGTAGAGCCTACAGCATTCGTGTGGGAGATTGACAACCGTGATGCCTTTAAGATTATAGGTAAGGTGTTTGCTGATCTTAGTAAGATGCGTAGGCTACCACCACAACACAGTGTAGTACTAACATCTAATGAAGTACCCTTACCCAACGGTAATAGCTTCTATATTCCTGTTACGGCATTGGACTTGAACAATACACTAGAGATGGACAACGATGCACAAGAAGTGTTTGGTAACTTTGTTGCATGGATTGAGAACTACAATACGTATATTCTCAACTCATGGAACGAGAACATGCACAAGAACGAAGAGGTGGATACGGATACAGTAGAAGCCTTTGTGGACATTAGTGAAGAGGACTTCGTATAATGAACCACCCTGCTGAACTGGCGATCAATCAGTATCTTGAGGATGCTACATCTGGTAAATCAACAATGTCCGAAGAGACAGTACAACAGATTGGTAAAGATGTAATGGATGCTGTAAGACGCCAGTTTGGTGGGGGCAATAGGCGTGATAAGTTTCGTCTGCGTATGTCAAACATAGGTAGGCCAACTTGTCAGCTTTGGTTTGAAAAGAATAAACCAGAGAAGGCGTTGCCCAAACCGACAACATTCGTTATGAACATGCTTCTAGGCGACATCGTAGAGGCTGCGTTCAAGGGTATCATCACAGAAGCAGGAGTACAGTACGAGGATGAGGACAACTACGTAGAGCTAGAGCTAGACAAGACCACAGTAAAAGGATCATACGATCTTGTTATTAACGGTGCTGTGGATGACGTTAAGTCTGCCAGTGATTGGTCATACCGAAACAAGTTTGAGTCCTATCAAACGTTAAAAGCCAGTGACCCCTTTGGTTATGTGGGTCAACTGGCTGGATATGCTAAAGCATCTGGTAAGAAAGCAGGTGGTTGGTGGGTAGTGAACAAGGCCAATGGTAATATAAAATATATTGCTGCTGACGGTCTTGACATGGACGAAGAACTTACTAAGTTAAATGATACGGTGGCTACCGTAGATAGTAACGAGTTTGTCAGATGCTTTGACCCTGTACCCGAAACGTTTAGGGGCAAGGCAACTGGCAATCGAGTGTTGAATAGTAACTGTAAGTTCTGTGACTACAGATTTGAATGTTACCCAACACTGAAAGAGTTACCCTCTAAGGTGTCACAGGCTAAGACAAAGCCTATCGTAGCTTACATAGACTGAAAGGAGTAGAACATGCTAGGTGATGATGAAATAAAAGAAATGCAGGAGCAGATCGAAGCTATGGAAAATGAAGTACGTGTTCGTAAGAAAGCATTACATGAAGCTAAGTATGCAGGACTACGAGCAGCAATGCAGACACGTAAGGATGCAGATGCAGCCATTAGAGAAGAGTTAAAGTCTCTTGGGTATCCATCTGCAACTAGTTTTCCTACACTTGATTGGTTCAGGTTCTAATGAACGGCAAGCAATTTGCTGCTGCTTTAAAGTATGGGTATAGGAGTGGGCTTGAGATAAAAGTAAAAGACTATTTGGTTGAGCATGGTGTCAAGGTTAAGTATGAAGCCATCAAGATTGAATGGGAAGACCTCATGTACCGAACCTATACTCCAGACTTTGTACTACCTAATGGGATTATAATAGAAACTAAGGGCAGGTTTACAGCAGACGATAGACGTAAACATGCAGCTATTAAGAAACAGCATCCAAAGCTAGACATTAGGTTTGTGTTTGAGAGTAGTAGACGTAAGCTGAGTAAGGGTGCTAAGACTACCTACGGTCAGTGGTGTGAGAGAAACAAGATTCCGTTCTACGACAGGATCATCCCAGAAGAATGGCTTAATGAGAAGGGGAAGGATATGCATCCTGACCTGATACATTTCCCATACAAAA